GAAATAGAAATAGAAATAGAAATAGAAATAGAAATAGAAATAGAAATAGAAATAGAAATAGAAATAGAAATAGAAATAGAAATAGAAATAGAAATAGAAATAGAAATAGAAATAGAAATAGAAAATAGTATAAATATAGATTATATATCATTATAAATGAACTATAATGATATATATGACTTACATATTAACCCGTTATATGGACCAATCAGAAATACAGAATATGATGAATTCTTAATAAACAAAAACGACTTGCCTCATAATTATACTATAAATGAACGTGTTGATATGACAGATATTAACACATATAGTATAGATCCGGATGGATGTGAGGATGCAGACGATGCTTTTAGTGTTTATGAAAAAGAAGAAGAATTATTTTTAGCCATTCATATTGCAGATCCGACGGAGTATATCAATATGAATTCTTCCCTGTGGAAAAATATTGAAGAAAGAATAGTTACCAAATATCCGTCAAATAACCCACCTATTCATATGATGCCAAAAGATATTGTAGATAGATCTAGTTTAATGGTAAACCAATATGGAAATATAAAATTAGCGATTACTATATTGACGAAAATAAATAAGGAAACATACCAACCTATGGGGAACATTAAATTAATGTTTACAAAAATAAAGGTTAAACGAGAAAATGCATTGAGTTATGAAAACGCTGGGAAATTATTTTATTCAAATGATACAATCTATACTGCTAGCAGAATTAGCGAAGCTCTAAAGGAAATTAGAGGAGGAAAAACAAAAGGAATTGTATTAAATGAAGTATCCAATGCATACCCCAAGTTTCACAATAATAATTGTTATCTATATAATGATGAAATAAGTGAAAAAATGATGAAACAAATGATAGCTGAATTTGCTATTTTTGCAAATTCATTTATAGGTGAATATTTAAAAATAAATTTCGAAGGCGTTGGTATATACCGTATATGTAGTGCTAAAGATTGGTTAGATACTGTTTATGCTGGTATAAGTGGACAAGAATTATTGAATGAAATAATAGTGAATGGCATTAAAGCAGAATATATATCAACTGTTAAATCTCATGATTTAGTCGGTGCTCCTGAATATTGTCATTTTACATCTCCTATTAGACGAATATCTGATTGTATTTGTCACTATCTATTAAAATATATTCACATAAAACAAAAGACTCCCACAATATCAATTCCCTTTACAAACGAACAATTAGTGAAATATTCGGCAGATTGCGTTAAAATAACAAAATCCATTAAAAATATTCAATATAAAGATACAAAATTTCGCTTAATACAAACTATCAACTGTATGTTATTACAAACAGATGTAGTTAATATTTCATATTATATTAGTAGTTATACGGGATCATTTTTAAATATTATAATCAGTCATATTGACTCCAGTTGTGTTTATTTATCATATACCCTACGAATTCCTAATTTACAAACACCATATGTCCTTAAGCAACAATATAATTTATCAATATCAACTGTAAAATGTCTAGGTAAATTTGACGAAGGAAGTATACCCGAATTAGACAGGTTATATATTCCTTCATACTAAAATATTTATAACGGATCATCCCAATTATTTAAATCGTCGTCTGGTAATGCAATTGAGCTTTTGAAATCAAGTGGTATATCCGATTTCTTAAATTCTTGCTCCAATTGCCAATCATCTTTAATTGTTTGAAATAGTTGACGACGATTATTATGAATCAACCTTTTATTTTTAATATTATATTCATTACGACTCTTAGAATCCATGATAATTTCAAACTCGGTACATAATGCTTGTTTCGTTTCAATCAATGACAAATATTCTTCGTCCATAACTACGACAATATTATCATTCCATTCTTTTAACTTTACTTGACAATCTTGATGTTCCCATAATGTCTCATTTAACCATGGTCCTAGTACATCCATACGGTATTCTAATTTGTTATGCAAATTTGAATATTTCTCTCTAAGGTTATGGATGCGCTCTTTGCTTTCATCAAATTTAAAATATTTTGATACAGATAAAATTAAACTGATGTATGTGGAAATCGTAACACCAGATATAGATACTGCCGTAGTGGGTGTATCAAAATAAGTTTTAGTAGATTCCAAAAATCCAGAAATTGTCGATAAAAAGATAACAGATATTTGAATATAATTAATATAATTATTCAAAGCATCATATTTTAAATCCAATAATCGTTTGCTTTCCTTACATTCTTTTAAAATATACAAATTGTTTTTAACCATAGCATCAATCTGGTTTTTAAAAATAATAAATTCTGTTTGTTTCTTGAAATCGATTATTATATTTTGATTGGTATCACTACCAGATGATAATTTTGATGGTATTTTGTCAATGGATGTATTACCATTTTTGCCATTAGATGTGTTAATATTACTATCATTCGCTGTTTTAAATGTGTCTGTCGCTAAACTAATATTTTGTACTTCATTTGATGTTGTTTTTCTATCGCCCATTAATATAATAACAATACAGAAAAAATAATTCTTATTATAAAACTTCAATACGAGATAATAAATATAAGGTTACCATTTACTTACCATTTACTTACCATTTACTTACCATTTACTTACCATTTACTTACCATTTACTTACCATTTACTTACCATTTACTCTTCTTTACATTAATCTTGGGTCCTGCCCCTTTTTTTTGAACACTACCTGGATCATACATTTCGTCTTCATCGTCACTATCCAAATTTTTCGATAATTCCCAAAATTCTTTAGACCCTAGTCGGAAATCCTTATGATTTTGTGCCTTGTACCAAAATATTTGATCCTGTAGCTTATTTGATTTTGAATTATTATTTATAACTAAACATTCGAAGTTCTCGGTACATTGATCCATAACTTGACAAAATGACTCAAATGTTGGAAACATGCCGGCATAATTTTCCCAGATTCGTCTTCTATTTGCTATATAAGGTTCCCTCAGAATAAACACATAATCAATATTTGTTCTTAAATTTGGTGGTATACCTAACGGATATTGCATCGTAATAATCAACATGATTTTCCAATGCCGACCATTCATAAAAAGCAATCGCATCATTTTATCTTTTGTCCATTTATTATCGTATAAACAATCATCCAGAATTACAAACGCCCTCGGATCTATATTCGTCCGCTTATATGCCTCCATTTCTTTTTGAACTTGTTTTAATACTGTTTTCTGCCGCTTCAATATATTTTCTATAATAGCCGTATTGTATTCATCGTGAATAAATAATTTTGGAACATGTGCTGCAAAAAATCCATTACCTGCTTCTGTACCAGAAATAACGGTTCCAATTGGAATATCTTGATGATGATATAATAAATCCCTCACCAAAAAACTTTTTCCAGTATCTCTTCTACCGATTAAAACAACAACTGGTCCCTTGTTTTCATCTGGACGAAAACTAATATGTTTCATATCGAACTTTTTTAAATCTAATGTCATAAGTAATCTCTAAATAGAAAAAAAAACATACTACAATACGAAATTAGTTTAAATGATTCTTTATTTTACTTTATCAATAATAAAGAATGGCTTTTTCCCTGTATTATCGAAAAACAAACAACGATGAACTATTTCAAGCTTTAGAGAAATCGGACTTTGAAATTCGTGATTTACAGAATTATGTACCCATTTATGATAATTTCTTTTCTTTAAACTCTACAAATTATAATAGTATTAATCTAAATCAAAAGTACAATTTACATTCTGTAATAGAAGTACAAGACCGAAATTCTTTGATTGCTCAAGTGACAGATCAATCAAGCAATAAAATTGAAAAATCAGCATTTTGTAAATTCTCTCCATTACTCGATCCATTAAAAGTATTGACTGGTAAATACGATACTTCTAGTAATGACCTAACTAAATTGCCGAAATATGACGATACAACTCAGGTATGTTTTCCTAAATTACTTGATAAAAACAACAGTGCTTATGTAGACTCTTTTTTTACTTATTTATCTAGTCAATTATTACATCATTATGACTGTACGAATTCGATTGATTATTATGGTTCTTATCTGGGTATCCAGGGCAAATTTAATTACAATATGGTAGATGATATTGACTATTTAAATGAAAACGATTTTTTTCATAAAAACAACGAGTTCTTATACAACATCGAAAACAACGAACATAGAGAGTTATTCAATATTGATTCACGAAGCAATAAAAAGAAAATAGTCATTGCTGAAAATATTCAATCGATTGAACTGGATACATTAGATATAAATGATTCTACACTCAGTATCTGTAATGTACAACAAATTAACAATCTAATTGATTTGAGTAATACTTGTATTTATAATACACATATAATTCCTACATCAACTTCCTCTACTAAATCATCGTCTTCTTCGTGTAGTTCAAAATCGTCTAATACTTCAGTTGATAGCGACGAAGAAAACGACGATGAATGTAGTTCAGAGATTGACTCAAATGGTGATTCTAATGTGGATAGTGACGATGACTCTGAAGAATCTGAAGAAGAGGAAGATATTTATTGCTCTATCTTTGATTTCCCAGTTCAAATGATTTGTATGGAAAAATGTATCAATACATTGGATTATCTCATGGAAAATGAATTATTAAATACAGGTGAATGGACATCATGTTTGTTTCAAGTGGTCATAACACTAGCAATTTATCAAAAAACATTTTCATTTACTCACAATGACCTACATACAAATAATATCATGTATGTAGAAACTGAAAAACAATATATTAACTATTGTTTTGATGGGATCTATTACAAAGTTCCTACTTATGGAAAAATATATAAAATCATTGATTTTGGAAGATCTATTTATAAATTCAAAGGTAAAATAATGTGTAGCGACAGTTTTCACACCAAAGGTGATGCCGGTTCACAATATAACTGTGAACCATATTTTAATGAAAATAAACCAAGACTAGAGCCGAACTTTAGTTTCGATTTGTGTCGACTAGCATGTTGCCTATTTGACAATTTTGTGGATGATATGGATGAATTGGGCGACTTAACAAAAAAGAACAAATTAGTTGGCTTAATTTATTCCTGGTTAATAGATGACAAAGATAGGAATATCCTATACAAAACCGACGGCGAAGAGAGATATCCTGAATTTAAACTATATAAAATGATTGCAAGAACAATTCATGGAGCCGTTCCTTCAAAACAACTTGGTCACGAATGTTTTGGCAAATATGTTGTTACGAAGAAGAAGATTAACAAAAATCATAAAATTGTGAATATTGATAAAATACCAGTATTTTGTTAAGAACATACAAACGACTACTACATAATTCGGTGTAATATCATACGGTAGCGTAATCTAAAATAATTTATATCCATTGTAAAATGTTAGGATGGATATAAATTTAGAATGATGGGTTATCGACAAACGCCATGGTCGTTTTTGAACCACCTGTCTTTATTTCTTGGTAATCAAATTGGGCATACATATAAATGCCTACGATGGAAGCAAAATACACGACAAATGTCTCTTTCATAACGACCTTGAGTGGTTTTTTATCTTCGTCTGGTAGCATTTTCATTTCTAAAAACTTGAAAAGAAAAAAAACAGTTGATATGGCTAAAGCATATACGAAAATATCTGTCATTTACATTAACTTAAAAGAAAGTTAATGTAAATTTTACGAATTATTTCAGTTTTGTCCTACTTTTTATAAAAGTATTGTGTTAGGTTTTGTTCTACTTTTTATAAAAGTAGATTTATGTCAATATTTCAATCTCGTCAAGACCTAGTGGCATCTTATTAAGAATTTTAGGCTTTTCCAAGTCGTGAACATCTAATTCAGTGAGTTTTATTTTGTCACCAATTACAAGTCGATCTTCATCATCATCTGCCTCTTCCAATTTACGAGCAATGTTTCGTTCTTGACTAAGTTGTTCTAATCGTTCTTCTGTCTTTGGTGCATCAATTTCACTGATTATTTTGTCAACACTGATAGCCTCATCTATATCATTAAACTGAATCATGGATTCAATTGCATCATCTGTAAGTTTTGTATCAGTATGGGTTGTAGTTGCATCTCCACTATCAGGTTCCTCGACAGTTTCCACTTCTTCTTCCATTTCTTCTTTCGTCTCTTCCTCTACTGGCTCTGTTGAAATGATTTCCTCCTTTTCTACGACTTCTACATCATCCTCAATTGTCTCATCTAAATACACCTTTAAAATATCCTCGACTGGGATATTGTCACGAATAGTATTTAAAATTTGTTCGCGAATGATTAATTCCAATTCACGATTGTGTTTTTGAATTTGAAGGGGGTTAATATTGCGCTCAAATAAATAGATATTGGTATATATTTTACGAGCCGTATTTATGTATACTTTGTGAATAAAGTCACTCAATGAAGGAACCGCAATATCCACCTTTTTTTGTTTGTTTCCAACACGCATACATGTCAAGCTCTTTAGTTGAATGATATGAACACAGCTAATTAGGTCATTTAAATATCCACAGTTACTTTTTTCACTGATTCGTTTTGTTTCCTCTTCCACAATAGTAGTATTCCATTTGGGAATACGACCTAGAAAATTCTGAAAGGTCATTAAATACTTCTCATGTTCGTCGTTCTCTTGACATAAAGTCCATGATTCATTGAATATTGATTTCACACCCTCTATCACTAATGGTGTCAATATATTAATCAATCGAGCACACCACTCATTGCGAGATTCTTGTAGACTAGACACAGAATAATCATCCATATTTACATAAATGAAATATTTTCTAAATTGTAATCTGAACTTATTAAAATGAAATTCAGTACACACGCCATTAATAATTTCTCGTCTCGAAATTCCTTCTTTATTTTCTGAATAAACACTAAATGCTCGAATTTCTTTTCTTCTGTTATTTTCATGTCTTTGATATATTCGACTATATCTAAACAACTATATCCCTTTTCATATAATTTGTTACTTATTTCAGGAAGACTATTTTTCTTTAACCGATCTAGTTCAGTTTTAAATTTCGTTTTTTTTTGTTTCTCATCCTTTTGAATTGTTGTAAATGATTGCTCCAAGTTATATCTGTGTAGATTGATAGTTTCTCCGTTTACATCTGGTTCAGGTATGAATATCTCACAAAATCGTGATAATATTGGTCTTAACATTTTGTACTTGTCATCAACCACTACAAAAAAGCGTGTAGAATGGCTAAATAGTTCAATACATCGACGAAGTGCAGATTGAGCATCAATTGTCAGCTTGTCAGCATTTAAAAGTATGATGCTTTTGAAAATAGTCCCATCAAGTAAATCTATGTTTGTCTTTGCGAAAAATTTCAAATCTTCACGAATGAATTTGATCCCTTTTCCGTGAGCACAATTTACTGTCATTACATAATCCTGCAAATATGTATTATTGTTTGAGTATACTTCTTTTAAAAAATCAAACAAAATGGTTTTTTTTCCACTTCCAGCCACACCATGTAATATCAAATTGGGAATTTTCTTTTGTGCAATGAAACTATTTAATTTCGATTTGATATTTGTATGTATATTAAGCATTATTAGATATATTATAACATAATGTTTAATTAGGTTAATACGCTTATTATTTATATTCATCTTATTTATAACATGAAATATCTATTATATGAATTATTTAGTGGTGTTGGGTTTTATAATCAGCTATTTTCACTAGAAACTGCTATTTATTTGGCTAATATCAGCGACCGTAAATTAATTTTATTCATTAAATATCCATTGGTTCATTGTGGAAAATCTTCGTGGAATTACGGAACTTTTATGAATTTTTTCAATGATGACTACAAACAATTTTTACCGAATGGTATTGAAATATATTATGGAAGTATACCACAACAATATACTACAACTATAAAAAACAGTGAATGTACAGATAAAATAAGTTTTGGCACTAGATTCTCCCAAATAGGATTTATTGATATTGAATTATTTTCGTTATACAATAATGATATCAATAATATAAATATCAAACAATTTTTAAACGGTAGGAAGCCAATAATATTAGATGTTAATAATTGGACGTCGGAATATATCTATTTGACAGAATCAAATGCTAGTAGATGTTTTTCTAATTTTTTAACATCAACACATAATTATCAGTTAATGAGTAATATATGCGAATCACTTACACATTTACACGATTCATTCTATTACATATCCAAACAATTTACATTACCTAGTAATTATATTGCTATTCATTTTAGATTTGGAGATTCAAGATTGGATACAAATGTGGTTAATAATAGATGTAGTACTGATACAAGTGTATTATTTAAAACAATTAATAAATATAGCATTTATAACAAAAATATAATTATTATGGCTGACCGCAAAGATACTACATTTTTGAGTAACACATGTAACGAATATTCATGTTCTATAACTTATAGTGAGGATATAGTAAATAATGTTATCATTAACGAATATTTTTCAAATATATCTGATGATAGAGTTATAAAATTCCTATTACAAAAATATGTTTGTGAAAAAGCGAATGTATTTATTGGATACGAAGGAAGTACAGTTTCACACCATATTCAATATACGAATTATCTTAACAATAAACCATATATACATTATGTAACTAAAGATATTGTACTTGCAGATGGATATTCGTGGAAGAATAATGGCATCCCTGGGGGTGGAATCGGCTGGAAGCTCTTTTTCTCAGATAATATTTATAAGAGTAAATTGAAAATCATAACTTTAACAAATGATGGGTATATGAATTTAACAGAAAATTTATTAATTTCAATGAGAAAACTAGGAATAGAAAAAATGCTAAAAATATATTGTATTGGTCAAAAATCGTATAATTATTTCAAGAATAATTACTATCATAATGAAATCGTACAAATTGACAGTGATGAAGAATATTTAAGCACATGGGTAGAATATAAAGCTCAACAAACTAAAGATATTGAAGGGAAAAAACAATGGGCTACAATTACTTCTTATAAAATATATGCGATTAATAAGGAATTATTACAAGATAATGATGTCATATTTATTGATGGTGATATTGTGTTTGAAAAAGATCCATTTAAATATATGTTAGAATCGCTAGAACCAGATACTGAATTGTTAATTCAGAATGATCAACAAAAAGATATGATTCCTGCAATGTGTACTGGATTTTTTTGGATGAAATCCAATAAAAATACAAAAGAGATTACGAATTTTGACACGATACTGAAAAATATAGACTCTTTTCAAAATGATCAGCAATATATGAGACGATTTTCAAAGAAAATAATTCATAAATATTTAGACCTCGGTCATTTTCCCAATGGTAAATATTTCAGAGAAAATGTTAAAGAAATCGATCCATATATTATTCATTTTAATTATGATGTTTCTGATCATAAGATAAAACGAATGAAACAATTTAACAGATGGTACTTGGATAGCGAAAAAATGAAAGATAGTGTTTTTGAAATTCCGAAAATGATTTCTTCAACAGTAGAAAAATCGAACGATATAAATTCCATATATAAAAATAATGATTGTAATTCAATATGTCAATTTCTCGAAACACGCAATATAAAAATTAAACAGGGATATATTACACAGGTTGAAGAACATGCGAATCAATTAATGACCCATTTAAATACTATATGTGATGTAAATACGATTAAAAATATTCTTGAAATTGGATTTTTGGCAGGACATTCGGCCGAAATGTTTTTAAAAATGAATAAAAATATAGAGGTAACAAGTATTGATGAAGGGGTATTACAAAGCGTTAGAAGTGGCAAAGAATATATCGATTTATTTTACCCGAATCGCCATACTTTAATTAAAGGAAACAGTAATAATATTTTAAAAGACGATACACTATTCGATTCACAAATTAAATATGATATTATCCTTATTGATGGTAGTTTTAAATATGATGTAATGAAACAAGATATATTATTATCAAGGAAACTAGCTGATGAAAAAACAATTGTTATTATAAATGGGGTTGTAGAAAATAAAAAATTGATAAAATATTGGAATGTTGACGCTGTATTAACAGCAAATGAAATGATTGATAATAAAGTGATAAATAAATCAATCCAATTTGACATAGACGTCGGACGCGGTTCTCTTTTATGTAAATACAATTTTTGAAGAATCAATTTACTAAAATTATGCTATAGATTTAATATAAATATTTAATTTATTGAAAGTATATATATGAAATATTTCTGGATTAATTTAGAAAATGCAGATATTAGAAGAACTAATATATTAAAAGATTTTAGTGATAATAACATAACGAATCATTATAGAGTAAATGCCTACCCATCTCCAATAAAAAACAAAAGACATTATGAAAATGCTTGCTGTAGGTCTCATATACAGGCCATGACGCATTTTTTATTAAATACAAACGACGAGTATGGGTTGATTTGCGAAGATGATTTGACATTTGAACTAAAACAATATTGGAAGCAAAGTGTAGAAGATGTCGTAAAAAATGCTCCATCAGATTGGGGTATTATCCAATTAGCAACAATTATTCAAAACATCGGTTCTAAGTTTAACGATAAACCGGTTTATTTTAAATGGACTGAACAAAAGTCCTCTTCGTGTTTGGCATGGGTTATACATCGAACATGTGCAATAAAATTATTAAACAATTATTTAAAAGAGAAGAATATTTATCAATCTGCCACTCCAGACTGTTGGGTGTCTGGTGTATATCATCGTGTAGATAAATATACAGAATATACTTCCTATACATACAAATATCCTATGTTTGTATATCCAGATATTAATGATAGTCAACTAGATAATTCTTTAGACCTACATAAAGCATGTAAAAGACAGTTAATTGAATATCTAAAGAAAAATCAAGAACCTGTAGTAAATAAATAATAATATTATTTATAATTGTTTTATAAATAATAGTATAAATTAGAGTAGAGTAGAGTATTATTACATATTGTAATATCCCCAACTTGCTCCACGACCTTTACAAAAATCTAGATGTCCCTCCTCTCTAATCATACCCCATTTAACTGCTTCATCCCATGATTGTGAAGGACCTGTATTCCAATGGCATACAAATGCTGGGTCAGTAATAGTATCGTCCATTACAACAATTGTATCTTTATGTGCGAGTTTTTTACAATTCATTATATCAGTTTTGGCCACATCATATGTATGACCACCATCTATAAATATTAGATCAAACTTTTTATCAGGATGACTTGCAATATATTCTGGAACAGTTGTTAGACTATTGCCTAATAATAATTCATGTCTGGTTGGGTAAGTATTATCTATATATTGTTTGCCTAATTTAACATAAGAATACGAACCAATATCAAAACTAGTTACGTGTGCTGATATATTTGTCTTTAAAAATGTTTCTGATGAATGCCCTGCGTGAAATCCAATCTCCATAATACTAGTAATATCCTTATTATTAGCTAAGTCTTCTAATAATTTTACTTCTCCTGGAACTTGTGCTGAAAATCCTTCTTTAAATTTTAAATCTTTAGAATTTAAAAAATCAGTTAATGTCTCAAATGACCCAATCATATTATATAAAATTTATAGAATATATGTTTAAGTATGTTATTGGCATAATGTATCATTTACACCTTTGAACATTTAAAACGCCGACTTTTCTTTAAGAAATTTATTTATAATATAAGTAATATTATTTCTATATTTATCATAAAATTTAGGAGTATGATGCTCACAATTGTCCGATAAAGATAAATCATAATTCATATTTAAATTTGTAATATCTTTGTAATTTTCAAATGTATTATTTATATCTATATTAATTATTTCAAACGTCAAATTAGGATATTTTTCTTTAATTATATCATTAATTTTACATAAATAATCATACAAAATTACTTTATCATCTCTTGATTTTTTATGGTAAATATACTCTTCATTTGAATGGATAAATAATACTTTTTTATTGGAATTCAATAAATTAAAAAATCTATCTAAATAATGATTAAATTTTGTTATCAGTTCTTCTGTATTTAAATTTGTATAATGTGTAAAGTGTTGCCCGTAATAATTTATATGAGAATCTTTAAAACTTCTATGAGTAAAATAATGTAAATCCTTAACATAAAAATCATTAGAAATATTTTTATTATTAAAAGTTAAATATTTATCTTTTCCATTTACTAAAACATCATATATAATTTTTGAATTATTTCTTACCCAGTCAAATGGATACGTTTCTTTTTTTAAATTCAGATTTCTTAAAGATAATCCAGGACAACAACTTGAACCCAATGATATTATTTCATCATATTTCATTATATATTTGAACATATTATTATTTTATATATATATCCATTCCTTTTTTTTGGGAATACATTGTTTTGACCATGTATTAGAATGAGTATAATATACTGTATTATTTGACAATAACGCTATACAACATGATAAAGCACTATAACCCATTACAAATATTGGTGCTTTTACCATTGAATGAAACGATTCTAACAGATTCGTATTTAACATAAATGTAATATTATTGTTATACATTGATAACTCTTCAAAATCATCTAATTTACCTTGGGAAAAAACAATAATCTTAATATTTTCTCCATGTTCATGTATTAATTTTTCTATAATATTACTATAATACTCTAATTCTATAAATCTTTGTTGATTTCTACTCTTGGACACATCACCACGACGAATATGAATAGCGACATCACATGGTATTGGTTCAGGTTTACATGTACTATAATACATTTCCCTAATTTCATTAATATATTTGTCTGTATTATCGTTATATGTTAATGGATATTGCCAACCATATATTATTTCTTCAATAGCTACATCGTTTATATTTGATAAATCATCTGATTTTAATCCAGTAAACTCATTTAATTGTATCGGATAATTAGAATTATTATCATAATTGTGATCAATAGATGTATATGGAATATGTTTATATAATTTCCCTTCATTTCTACATTTAATATAGCAACAAATATTTGCTATATATTGTGCACCAAATCCATCTCGTTTACTTGTTCCTAATACCGTACATTTTGTCATGTTATATATTTATATTTATATTTATATTTATATTTATATAGTATGACGAAATGTGCGATATTAGGAAGTGGTCGCCAAGCATTTATGAATAATTTATTTATTTAACCAGATATATCATATACCCTCATTACCTGAAAGAAATATACAATGATAAAGATAAACCTTATACTTGCGTAAACATTATTATATTTAATGCTATAGTATAGTATAGTATATGGAATTATTAAATACAAGAATGTATAAATGGAGAACGGAAAAGACTCCTTCTGGATTAGCTAGACATATGGATATTATTTTATTAGACTACAATTGTACCATTTATAATAAACCTTTAAATACAGCTCAAACAATATTTATAAATACACGACTATCATATAATCTGATTGTTCATTTTTATAATAATATATTGCCTGAGTTGACAAAACCTATAAATCTAATTATAGCAGGTGAAGATTATACCTTTCCAAATAACACAGATGAGAGAATGTCATGTAAATGTAAGATTTTGAAAGATTTAAAAAACATAGGAAAACATAAAATGATAAATAAAGTTTTTGCTGAAAATCTAGATGAAAATCTAGGTGAAAATGTATTACCAATTCCATTAGGCATTAACTCCTACGAATGCCCTGTTGATATTAATTACTTTTTAAAATTTGAAAATATAGATGAAAATAAACCTTTAAAAGTTACAAACTTTAACAGAATAAGAACGGGAACAGGACAATGGACCGAACGTGCAAATGTGATGAACTTATGTGAAACAAATTGGAGTGAATTTTTTATTAATGTAAATAATACAAATCATAGACAATATTTACAAATAATGGGTTCACAATTATTTACTATATGTGTTCATGGTGGAGGGTTAGATGTCAATCCCAAACTATGGGAGGCCTTATTAATTGGCGTTATTCCTATTATAAGAGAAAATAAACCATATACTGATATTTATGAGAGATTTGACTTTCCGGTAGTAATAGTTAAAAACTGGGATGTTGATACTATAAATAAAGACAATTTAATTGTTTGGTATAATAAATATTACAAATATTTTACAAATAATACAAAGAGAAAAAAAATGTTAGATTCTCTTTGTTTAGATTTTTGGGTAAAATATGTAAACAACTTCGAATGAGGTGTAACATAACGAAAATCAAATTATAGTTTATATTATTCCTTTTTTAGGACTAGGTCCTTTTGTATTCAGAGGAGTTTTCCAATTTTTTTCATATCTATTGATAATTTTTGTTTCATAATTAAAAGGTAAATATACTTTATTTCCATTCCACGTATACTCAATTAACTTATTAGTATTATCATAACAATTACTCCATATCACATTTTCCCATTTATCATGAAAGTTTCCATTCTCATCTAAAGATGCCATATAAAAATCTACAGAACAATATGTATCTTGTACTTCCTTTGTTTTTAGAATATCTTTGGATTTTGCTGTTTTATTATTGTAATTATAATTCACTTCTATCCCATTATCCGTCAATATTTTTGTTACCTGTTCATAATTTGTATTATCTATAACTATATCAATATCATCGTCGCCATTTATACAACTGTTCTCCCGTACAATTCCTAACAATGTTCCATATGCAATAAACCAGTTGTTAATATTATTATCATTTAATAGTTTTATAATAAATGTAAGGGTATCATTTAAAATTTGCTTACTCCATTTTTTACCAGCCATATATATATATAAAATATATATAATATATATATAAAATATATATTATATATAACTTATTAATGATTAATGATGCTACAATAAAAAAGCCCGATTATTTACCAGAAAAAAATCAACATTGTGTTTGTTGGTTTGGAACCCAAGAAACAATTGATAAAAAATATATTGTTTCTGTTTCTGGAAAAAATGATAGATTTGGTTCACAGTATTGTGCTCAAATGTCAGGATTTGTTTTTGCTAGATTTCATAACAATATATATAGATTTTCTCCGTTTTTTGGCGATAAACATTCATTAATGGCATCTGAATTTTGTGGTATGAAATCAGATGACGACGACGAAATAACAAGAGAACCTGAAATAAGATTTCATAGACATTGTGATCTGGTACATAACAATGAAGTAGATAAATATTTCAACAAATCGGTAATACATGAATTAAGACAGATGTATTATAGTACATGGAAACCTGAACCAATCAAATGTGATGTTGCCATTCATATCAGACGTGGTGATGTTGGATGTATAGACAATCGTGGAAAAAAAAATCCGGACGGAACACCATACAGACATTGGTTACAACGATACGATAGTAACGAGTATTATGTTAACGCAATAAATTTTATTCGTAATGAAATGAATAATCCCAAGTTAAAAATAGCAATTTTCTCACAGGGTTCTAAATCAGGATTTACCGAATTTTGCAATGATGAAAATGTATCACTATGTTTAGATGGTGATTGGAGAATAGCATATCATAGTTTAGTTGAGGCACCTATATTAATAACAAGTATAAGTGAGTTTGCTTGGACCGCTGGTGTTTTATCAAATGGGATAGTTTACAAAAATGATCGGATGTTTAGAAAACCATTAAGTCGTTGGAAAACAATAGAGTTAAATAATCAAATATAATTATATCGTTTGATTAATGTATAATATAATATCATATTATATGATATTATATCATATCATATTATACAATGAATGAATTAGATTTATATATATACTGTTATGACTCCAATTATACAAATAAATTTAAAGAAATACATCTAGAAAACTATAACTGTAATGTACATATAATTTCTTGTTATCATAATTCATATATAAATGGATTAATAACAGAAAATGTGTTTTATAAAATATTTAACGAAGTTAAATATTCTTGTAAAATGATTTCTCAAGATATATCCAATCCGAATCCAATTTTATCAATTATTATTAAACCCGAAAACCAACAATATGATAAATCGTTTGAATCATTTGTTACTATGAATTTCCATAATCCAGAATATTTAATAAGTATATTAGAGGACGATTTTTATAATATATTTGACCATGGCAAAATTTGTTGGGGGCGCGTAAAACAAAATTTTCAAGCAAAATTAGAAACAAATTCTGACGATAAATTCCGTACAAGAGAAAATTATGAAAAATTAATCAATAGTGATATTCCATTTCCACATGTAATATTACATGTGGATGAAATCGACAATTTTATTACAAATTTTAACCATATCAAGTATGATAAATTAGTTTGTGAATATCATGATATCAAAAAAAATAATACTAATAAATATGTTGAAAATCATACAAATATTAACGAGAATAATGTAAAATATATATGTGATGCCAGTATTGGTATGGGTGATTTTATTCAACGGTTCGAGAGATTATATAAATTATTAAATTATTCTGATATTAAATATGTACCCGTGAAAAATAATATGTTATCTTATAAAAATCCTAATCATGGACAATCAAAATATTTAACCATGTATGATTTTCCAGGGTTTGATTTTATAAAGGCACATGATAGAATAGACGATAGCCAACGTGTAAACATTCATTTTCAAAATTTATTTGAAATATTTATGTATAACCGAAATTATTTTACACAATTTCCTCATAATAAATACCTAGTTATCAATCTAGGATCTTATATTGTTAATGTTGGTAATAGAAAACTGGTTGGAAAAATGTTTAATTGGACAAATGATCAGAAAATAATAAAAGAAATAAAGGTCCCATATACCGTACCCAATTGGAAATTATCATGGGAATCTAATAACAAATTATTAATACTTCATTTTAGAAGAGGGGATTATATTGATCAGCTATTAAGCAATAATCCAAATCCTAGGACAATGTCTACATTTAATCATTTGATAAAAAATTTAAATATTAATGAGTCAAATGTTGATGTTGTTATTATATCTGATCATTACGATTTATCAAAAATATCCGAGACCAATAAAAAATATATACCAATTCTATTTGATTATGATAATATAAAGATAGGTGATACTATTGAATCGAATGGTATTCAATTATGTATAAAGGATAAAGTAATAGGTACAAATGATATATGTAATTTAAACACACTCAAATATATTTCGAAATGTAACTATCATTTTGGAAATATGAGTTGTTTTCCAGTAATAATGGGTAAAATATTTAATCAAACGAAAATTACTCATATTCGACATACCAATCCAAATATAACAAATTTGACCAACCTTATAGATTTGTATAATCTACACTAGTCTGATAATATGTAAATGTATTATTTTACATATTATAGTTTATATCCTTCATTATTTTTACACAATTGAATATATCTTAACATTTTTTACAAATCATTCTAATCAGTAATGGGTTATGTGTTTCAGTATTTTTATTTGGAGAGAAATAGCCTTCTTCTAAATATACAATATTACAATTATTATTTAATGCTAATTGTTCTAACATTTCTTTATTATATAACCATCGTTTGTGAGTTGTTGTATAAGATTTATCTAATTCATTGTAAATACTTTCATCTTTTAATTTTGTGTCATTCAATGAACGTAATTCTATACAAATCAGACTGTCTGTTTTTAATATATTTGATGCTAATTTAAATATATTTCCTGCTTTATCGTAAGGCATTGCGTGCAAAAACCATCTCATATACACTAATTCATAATTGTCTAATTTAGTTTTAGTAGATAAAAATAATTCAACATCTTCTTTAATTAACTGTAAATTATTATATTCTTCTTTAAGAATTCCATTATAGTCTATCGCTTTTGTTTGACTACCATTTTTTGAAAAAAATATACTATCTCTACAATTTCCTGCGCCCAGATCTAAAACATTTTTAGGATTAGTCATATATTTTTCATGAACAAATGAAGCAAATGTACTAGGCCTATTTATTTCATCAATGGTATTATTGTAATAATCATTCCAAAAATCTTTATTCAAATTATTACAATAATCTTGAGTTACATATTGAGTTACATCTTGAGTTACATCTTGAGTTACATCTTGAATCGGTTTTTGATTCATAGTATTATATTAATATATAATATTATGATGGGATGGAAACAAACACATTTCTAATAAATTAAATAATTTTTACTTATAGACTGATATCTACAATGTCTTCATCAATACCAATAGCCTTATCTATAATTTCTGTCAGTTTGCCTTTATCTCTCAATGTCAATGCTATCATATGGTCATTTCCAGGATGTTCTATAACATTACAATGTAATGATTCTAAATATATGGCATGTTTTTTATCGGCTCCTTTATTTCCATCCACCGAATAATGTATATCAATTGGGCATTTAAATGGTCTATAATTATTTAGATCCAATGCATGTTGATATTCGGCAACATCTAAATGTAATGACCTTAACCATTTACATGTGTTGGGTGCATTGTATATATCGCCAATTAAATCCTCTTTGCGTTCGGTTAATACAGTTTGTGGACTAAATGCAATTACTTTATCTAATCCCAGTAATTGTCCATATAGAATGGCTGCATATCCACCAGCAGAGCATCCCATAGCGACAATTTTTTTGTATTTTTTTCGACTGATTAACTCACGGTACATCTCAATTGTTTCTTTTAAACAAGTCGTTGAATTCTTAATTCCAGAGATGTAATATCTACAATTAATATCACGCAAAAATAGTTTGTCTATATTTGTATACGATTTTAAGAAATTATAAAATATAAAGGTTGGTATAGATTGTTTCCAACCCATTCCTGCAAATGTTATCAATAATGTATCTGAATCATTATCCTCCATATAATAATCATCCGTAACCTTCCATGGATGGTCTTTATGTTTGTCAGAATAATCAATATCACCGAATATCTCCTTCTTTATTGTATTTATACTTGTATCTGACAAAACATTACTTGTTAATTTCACATCATCGTCATCGTCGATATTGTATTCTAATTTAATATTGTCAAGTAGTGGTATATAATTACTAATATATGATTGAAAATTAGGCACCTGAGCAATTACACGCTTAATCTCTTTTCCAATATCATCAAACATGAAGCCGATTAATACTGTACGGATACCAGATGTTACAGGTGTAACTCGATGAAGTAATGATGAATCAAAAACGACTAACTGTCCCTTTTTTAATTTAATTGTAATATCTAGTTCATCAAAACATAATTCACCACCTTCATATTCGGATGGATCTGTCAAACTACATATCATAGACATTTTTCTATATTTTGTATCGCCTGTTGTATCCCGATGCGCAGCATAGAATCCTTCACAATCTCCATAATATTTTCCTATTTTCCAGTGTTCGCGATATTTAATCTCTCCGAAATGTTCCTGGATATTAGAATACATATTATCAAATACGTAGTTGTCAACCATTCTAAGTGTATATGGATCTTTAATAAAATAGTCCTTTCGTTTCTTTTGTTTGGTATCCACGTGTGTTCCGACTTGTCCATCATGAAACTCCTTGTCTTTAACACTAAATAAAACATTCTCGACAAACTCGTCGGTAGCAAAATCTGAATATGTAAATATCGATGTATTCATTATAATTAAAATATAATTTAATCGCTTTATATTTTAATTGAATGTTAAGTATATGTTAAGTATATGTTAAGTATATGTTAAGTATATGTTAAGTATATGTTAAATACTTCTATAATGAAGCAGAACAATGTGATAATATTCACCTTGTAAGTTTTCTCTGAAATGAACATGATCTGTACCATTAAACATCATAAGACCACCTGGTCTACAGTCACATTCTATACATTCATCTTTTGGTGGAGTAAAGTCTACACGTCCCTTATACTTAACAGGCTGTTTTTTTGTATGAAAATAAATAGGCCAATTTTCATTAGTCGGTTTATTGATAATATAAGATACTGTATATTCGCAATCTGCACGATCAGTGTGTGCTGGTAAATCAGAATCTTTTACATAACAAGATAAATAAGTATATGTTGGTTCCAATGATTTACCTACTATATGTTCAATGAGTGGTAACATCTCGTAATGTAATAATCTAGACATAGGTTCATTGTGTGCTTTAAACCGTTTAGATTGTTTGTCACCTAGTATAAAAACACCTTTATCAATTGTTGTTTGATAATAATCTTGTAAAATAGATAATGTTTCTGGTAATATAGTATTATCAAGTACAATTGGATGATATTCGTCAAATGTATGTGGTTTCTCCAATAATGTCATATTTAAAGCATTTCCGTTGCCACTATTTACCCTAGAATCTATATATTTTGAAACACATTCTTTAAAATATGCAAAATCGCCTTTAAATAAATATTTCAAACTGTTATGTCCACGCCATGATGTATTTATTGAATTATTTTTAAACATACTCAATACTTCTTCGTATGTTTTCATATAATTTTCAGTACTCGGTTTAATTATACTGTCATTCACAGTTTGTTTAACAATATTATTTATATTTTTAAATATATGGTCTGGTATCGTTATCATATTATTACCTTGGGTATCTTTCTCTCGAATGTAAATATTTAATACATACGAATCGGTTTCATTATTATTCTTTATAGTGCGTTCCATATCCATATCTTTATCACGGATATATGCCTTTTTTATATTGTCGTACAGTAATAATGTACCTTTTGGAATATGGATATTCTTATTGATGTTGGAAAAACAGTATTCTAATGTATTATTTAATGATAATGATAATGTAAAAATTCGCTGACCTAATTTACTTGTACATTTTTTACCATTTTCCGTGTCTAAATTATATGCATCTGTAAATGGACCATGGTGTTGGCCTGGTAGATATTTAAAAATGTTGACATTTTCAAAATAATCTCCCTTTAAATTGGTATATTCTTCTATTTTTTGTATTAATTCTGGAAATTCATTTTTTTTAATCCAACAATTTGCGTACTTCTGACTAGACGAATTATTGAAATCACATTGATTGATTATTTTTTCACACTCAGAATTGAATACAAATCCGCTTGTAGTATATATATTTTTTTCCCCTACTTCTCTAGAGAATGATGGGGATACTTTTAAAACATTGTTGTATTTATATTCTGATATAGAATCGGTTTCGTCATTAAATTGTACATTATCAACCGTATTGGATTTATTGCTATCTAGATTGGAAATATTATTCAATGGACCATTCAGACTCTTATAGTAATCCGGATTAAATTCAGAATATAATTTCTTTGAGTTGCATTCTTTGAACCACAAATTAAAGGCATATTTTTCCCCTTTGATTACTGGCATACCAGCATGTTCTGACAAAGGGTGTTTTATATTGGAATCTGGATATGTATTCTCAAATACCAACAATTTACCCGCGTGCGCGCTAACATCTACATTTATTCTATTCAAACCAGTGGACCCACCTTCGTCTACATTATTCAAATATACAAGGGCTGTTTTTATTCTGGCACCACCGTATTTCATACAGCGCAGTGTTTTATCAGAACCATCGTGATCCCAACTATCATAATGTCTCCTATATTCACCTCCTTCGCCATAATAAATAACTTGAAATGCTTCTGCGTTTTCTAATGGAATATCAACAATCTTTGCAATTTTTTTACCGATTCGTTGTGTAATTTCATCATGATTATGTTGTATCCAGGTATTTTTACTAGTTCTGCCAGCTGATACAGTACCTTTTGCATTATCACTAACTAAACTATCTTTCATTGTAGGTTTTGAAATGGTAATCATGTGTTGACATTCTTCATCTGTTATAAATTTATCTATAGTAAATACTTTTGGAGAATTATGCATTGTATTCACATCTTGTACCTCTGTATATTCATCGTCTATTTCTACTACTTCAATCATTGTCATTATTATAAATATAATCGCTTATTCTGTTTATATTATTATATTCTTATAATAAATAATTATTTATATCTTTGATTATTATATAATGTTAAACAACATTTCCAATGTCGCTCGCATAACTATAACTAGTGCCATATTTCTTCAACTATTTAGCATGTATTCCAAGAAAACTACACGTGTAAACTCATTTGCCTTTTTCTTATACGGAATTGGCTGTATAATGTCGTCCTATGGATATTATGTCGAAGATCACCATACCTTCCAATTTCGTTTTATTATAAAATCATTAAACAGTGTCATGCTTCTGTTAATCGCATTATACGCGTATGTTTATCAAAGAAAGTAATTACATGATAACTTTTAACAATTCATATTCAGATATTTCGTTGTTGTAGTTGGTACACCGAATAATATGTGAGAAATAATCCCAATAACAAAACATAATATGGTTGACAATTCAATAGGAAAACGAGTGATGAATGTTATGAAAAACGCAAGTATGATGGTTAATATGTAATCTACGACTGCTACATTCATAAAACGAATACCATGAGCTCCTTTACCTGGTTGTCCAAAAATATCCTTGTATTTTACAAACGGACATATTTTGCTCATCTTATAATATAATTAATTATATTATAAAATTAATATTGTCTATGAATTATAAACAATTCGTAAAATATTCGTAAAATATTCGTAAAATATTCGTAAAATATTAACACCTAATTACACCCTTTAATAACTGCTTAAACTCTTTGTATACGGATTCTCCTTGAATGCAGTCAAGATGTCTGGGTTAATACGCTCACATGTATGACAATTATCATTGTATTGGGGAACATTGATTTTTCCAAATGTTTCGACAGAAGGGATGGCACTATTAATGGTGCTATTACTGTTTCTAACCCACATGCGGTTGTTATCTCTATCCGTATCATTCTTATCAATTTTCATTTGTTGTTCATGATTCAACATTGCCATACCTCCTTGATTGGGTCTATTCTTGTGAGTTTTATTCACATTGTTTCTTTGATTGTATGCAGCATTGTATAAAGCTACACCACTATTCATACCACCATCACCATAATATTGACAATTAGTTGTATCACGCTCCTGAACAACCGTCTGTTGTTCACTTACTGTATATGCACCGTCTTTTTGATATTGAACATTTAAATGATTGTTATCTAGTTTGCCCTCAGTCGTCTCTCTCACTGTTGTTGGAGCACGATCAGCTGGGTTATATACACGAGGTGCGTGAACATTAGATTGAACATTACCTGTAGGATTTGGATTGCCAATGACATTTTCTTTTCTAGAAGGTCTTAGTATATCCAATAGGGGGGCAATTGCTGCACGCATAAATCCATGAACGCCACCCATTTCAGGTGCTTTTGTCGTTGAACGACCATTCGGTAGACTTTTATAACCATCTCTACCGTAATCTGTACTAGTCGCAACACCAGTACCTTTGGCATTTGCATTTAATACTGGGTTTGCTTCCAATTGTGGTCTTCTGGGTTGTTCGTGGTTTCCTGGAGTATACATTTGAGTACCACTTGTGTTAGAATCAGCACCATAATAAGCTTGAGATGTTGATGCACGATTTCCATCTTTGTCCACCTGAATGGATCGGGCGGTTTGCCCTTTTTCCAGACCGGTTGTCGTCAACCATCTATCCGGTGTATTGATAAAATATGTATCAGGTAAATGTTTTTCTACCTTACCTTGTGTTTGTTGTGTGGCCGATTCCTTAATGTAATAACTAGCAGGACCTTGATGGTTTTCTAAACTATAGGTTAGCTTAGGATTGGTTGCTACACGTAATTGGTCAACATTTCGGTCAGTCCATTTGTCACGTGCTGCCATACCTGAATTATACCCAAGTTCACCTTCAGTACCATAACCTGCGTCTAATGCAGGACCAACGCGCTGCTCATCCCACATTTTAACATTGGACATTTTCGATCCTGGTATTACACGAGACTGATAAAAATCTGTTTGATTCGGAGCACCATGTGCATAACGCATCTCCTTTTGAGGCTTAAACAGAGGTGCTTGTTCTTGTTTTCTAATATGTTGACTACCTGAACCAATCATACTATCTAAAACAGTCTCTGATATATTCGGGTCTTGTGCACTACCCAATACTTTGGACCCGAAGAAAGGTGCCATGTTATTGTGTTTGAAATCAGTCTTGCTTACAGTATTGCCACTCAAACTCTTAAAATCATTGGTTTTCGACATGTTACCAAATTGATCAGGCCCATTTTTATATTTTTGATAGACCGATGGCTTGAAATAACGGTCTGTTACTGTGTTTGGGTCACGATATTTGTTTGGGTTTGCGTTTTTTACAGGGGTTGTTTTAGGATAATTAATTGGCAATGGATCATTATTTGGCAAGGAATTATGATTTTTTCCCATATTTTCATATCCTTCTTTTTTATTATCTTGATTCGATGCTACAAATAATCCACCTAATGCGATTAGAGGAACAGCTAACTCCATTTATATATATGCAATATATTTTTTATAACTAAATATATTTCATAGTCTTGAATATTGCAACGAATAATATAAAATGCGGGTAATATGAATAAAGTATAATTATACAGTAGTTGCTGTGGTAGATTGAGATACTTGGGCGGAAGGTGATATACTGCCATTGTAGGATGGAATATGAGGAGCCTTGGCTACAAAGTTATCTTTTTCTAAAATTCGAGTGTCCAAGTTATTTTGAAATGGAATACATGTGTTTTCTTGGGGATCCAATGGTAATATTGACCAATTTGCTTGTTCTAAATCTCTATACCACCAGGCAGGATTTGTTACACGAGATTGTTCAGTAAATGGATTACATGAGGAATATTTTATTGGTTTACTCTTTACTTCATGTTTCATGAAATTATTCATGTTATCGCAATCTTTTGTTAAATGACGGGTCAATCCCATTAAATCACTCTCTAAATTAGTCGTATTCGTTCGTAAATTTGCACCCCATTCGCTCATTCTGACATGTGGATCGTCCATAAAACAAGGACTATCACCCCATCCAGGTTTGTTCATCATGTATCTTCCCGGACCACTGCTTTCTTGTAATTGTTTTTTTATTCTACATGGATCATCATGAAATCTAGTAAATGCCATTTTAATATATATATACAAAATAATAAATTAAAATGTTAATGTTCTAAATTATATCGAAGTAACATTTACTTAAAACGAAATTGGCTATTATATAAATATATATCATGTCAAGGTATCCCATGGTAATATTGTTTCGTCACAATAATTATTCTGAAATAGATAACTTTATAGAAAGTAATAAGGATTCGTTCATGTGTACCATTTATACAACTTCAAATGTGGACGATTTGAATAAATTATTTAATCCAAATTATCATTTATTAGTCACCTATGGAAATTCTTATGATGAATATGACTATATTTCGTCGAAAATACCAGACCGATTTTCTAGTCGTTGGTTTCATAAAACTGATATATCGAGTATCGACGAATTCAATCATAATGTGAATTATTGTTATATAACCAATGTTATCAAACCAAGAGAGAAAACCCGCCCCATCTTCTCCATTTTCACAACCTGTTTTAAAAGCTATGATTATATAGATACTGCTTACGAATCCATCAAAAAGCAATCTCTTACTGACTGGGAATGGGTTATTATGGATGACACACCAGAAGATGAACATTTTGTATTTCTAAAGAACAAGCTATCTTCTGATAATCGTGTGAGGTTATATAAGAGAGATGAGAATAGTGGGAATATTGGAAATGTAAAGAATGAGGTCATTTCTCTCTGTCGAGGTAAATATATTCTTGAAATGGATCATGATGATGAGATACTCATTGATTGTCTTCGCGATGCTTATGACATCTTTCAAACAGACGATCAGATTGGATTTGTCTATGGTGACACTATTCACTTATATCGTAATGGGCAAAATTTCAAATATAGCGATTTTATTTGCAAAGGCTATGGTGGATATTATAGTGAAAAAATTAAGGGTGAATGGGTATATGTTTACAATACACCAAATATTAATAATATTACCTTGAGTCATCTGGTTTGTTTACCGAATCACCCGCGTATTTGGAATCGTGCCGTCTTGATGGAACTAGAAAGCTACTCGGAATTTCTACCTATATGCGATGATTATGAAATTCTTCTTAGAACATGTTGTAGCAAATACAAAGTTGCTAAAAACAACAAGGCGCAATATATTCAATATATGAATGATGGTGGTAATAATTTCTCCAATATTCGAAACAGTGAAATCAATCGTCTCGGTCCTAAGTATATTAGTCCCATGTTTTACGAAAAGTATGGGGTTCATGATAAAATGAAAGAATTGGATGCATACGAAGATGAAAACTATACCAGAAACCACTCTCCAATTTGGAAGAGAGGAGAGAAATACCAACATAAAAAAATGAACCAACGGATCAATTTGAATTACGACAAACAATATTGTATAATCAATGACGCCATAAATGATATGAATACTGTAGAGAGATTAAAAGAACTATATACAAATGGTCGCAATGATTTCCTGTTATTAAGTAATCAAATGACACACGAAGAACTACAGCATAACTTAGAGTCACTTGGGTTTGACCGGATGAAATGTTATTCGTTTACTGATTGTTCAGAAGACGAATTGACCAACTATTTCAAAATGGTATATGCGAATGATAATTGTGAACATGAAGTTATCTATAATAATAGTAATCACAATAGTAATCATGCTGAAATAAAATCCGATAAGAACCGTGTCTTTATCATTCATAACAACAAAAAAGGTGGGGTTGATAAGTATGTAAACGACATTATGAAATTATATAATACAAATGAATATATTTTTATAGAAAATAAGGAAATGTTATACAAGCAAAATTACTGCTCAACTGATATGTTATTTATACAAAATCTGTTATACTGTGATATAACAATAGAGGATATCATTTCTCTCTATAACACATTTCACTATAAAATAATACTCGCCATACATGATTTTATTTGGTTATGTCAAGAACAACATAAATATACAAATGACATACCGTCTGGTTATCTAAATGATACGGGTTCCGTGTCAAATGAAGTAAAACAATTATTCTTAATTGTGGATAAGGTCATTATGAATTCACAATTTACACATGATGTATATTCCAAGTATTTTGACCCGTCTAATTTTACACTATGTTATCCAAACGACTATAATATTCAAGCCGGAATTAATGGTGGAATTAAAAAATATACCTCAAATAACAAATGATTGTATTAATATTGGTATTTTCTCTCCTCTGTGTAAATTTAAAGGTGAAAGATATGTTCATTATTTGAAAGCGAAGTTTGAATGTGATACAATTCAGTTTCAAATCGTTGGACAGAATATTCCCTATTACAAAGAAACCGAGTTTTATGATTATATAAGGAAATATAATATTAACGGGTTTCTACTATTGAATGAATGGGGAGAGACATATGGTTACTTACTTACCAAAATAATCAACTCGGGTCTACCGCTATTATACAACAATTTTGGAGCGGTTAAAGAGAGATTAAACGGAACACAAGAAAAACAAGAACATTATTTTAAAGTGTATGAGAATGAACATTGTGGCGAGGTAACTATTGATTATAGTGTATTAGATTCACAATTCAATAATTTTGTAGAATACATAAATACGAATCATGGAACAGTTGAAGACATGAACGAAGATTTTACGATCGTAACTAGACCTGTATATGATGAATTGTTTCTACATAATAATTATACACTACAACCATATATATCTAATGATACGAATGGCGATGATACGAATGGCAATGATATGATTTTAATTTATACCGGGTTTGCAAATACATTATGGAATTACACATATTCACAAAACAATTCAATAGGTGGTTCTGAAAAGGCAGTCGCATATATTGGTAGAGAATTATCATCTAAGTATAAAGTCATTATATGTGGAGATGTTATGGACGAATTAATCGAGAATGTTGAATATGTAAATGCATCCAAATTACAGCTATTATTAAATACACAAACATTTCATACAATCATTGTATCCAGATTCGTTTGTTTCTTTGAGGACTATCCCTTTTATTCTTGTAAAAAGTTGTATATATGTAGTCATGATAGTCATGGTTTGATAAATCGTGTTTGGAATAATAGTCAGGAAGATATCAATAATATTAACAATATATTAATACAAAATAATAAAAATATTACTGGAATAATTGCATTAACCGAATGGCATAAAAATAAATTAATCGAAATTTACCCATCCATAAAAAATAAAACAAACATTATAAATAATGGTATTCAGTTGGAAGATTTTAATTCTAATAATAAAAAAATACCAAATAAATTTATATGGTCATCATGTAGTAATCGTGGCTTATCCGTTTTATTGAACATGTGGTGCAATATAATAAATGTTATTCCTGATGCAACGTTAGATATTTGTTCTTATCATCCATTTCCATCATCGATTGAAGACCATAAAATGAATGAGATAATATTATCAAATGATTCCATTATTCATCATGGAAAACTTAATACAAACGAATTATATGAATTAATGTCTAAATCTGAATTCTGGTTATACACAAATACAGTAGAGGAATCGTCTTGTATTACTGGATTAGAGATGTTAATGAGTGAAGTGATCTGTTTATATTACCCACTAGCCGGATTAAATGATACAATTGGCGATTATGGTATACATGTAAACCATGGAGAAGAAATAGAAACTATTCTAAATGTATCAACTGAAAAAAAAGCACTACTGAGAGAAAATGGCAGAGAGTATGCTATGTCGTGTTCGTGGAAAAATAGAGCTGAACAATGGAGCAATATGTTAGGACTGAATAAAAACAAACAAACAGATAAACATTCTTGGGTATTTTATTGTTCTCGTCGGTTTGAAAAGAAAATGATTCAACAATATATTGATAATTTAAATAATATTTTTCAAGACTATCATATTTGTTTAACAAGCGATAGAAAAGCAATATTGGCAACATGTCCTGAAAAAGTGACATTTGTATATGAAGTATTTGATAGCGACTTAACGAGTAAATTACCAAACACTATATTTAGTTTTTTAAATACTGAACCATTAAATATTCTTGTGAGATTAGATACTGTTACAAATATTTTAAAAATATATCCTAATTGGGAATATTATGATTATAGTAAAAGTAATTTAAAAATATTAGAGGAAAATTGCATTGATATCCAAGAAAAAATATATTTATCATATAAATGTGGTAATGATGAATTAACAAAACTTATTAACTTACATAAAAATATTAAAAAGGAATACGATTTTGGTATTATTAATGGTTCAAATGGAGTTAATATTGATAGAAGACAAGATATAGTTAATTCTTTAAAACAAAATAAGTACACAATAAATATCATTAGTGGATGGAATGATGATAGAGATATGGAATTAGCAAAATGTAAAACAATTTTAAATATACATGGATTTTATCAAATTCCTTCAAATATATTTGAACATATTCGATGTGATAGATTATTGGAAGCTGGTTTCAATGTGCTATCAGAAACGAGTTATAAATTAAATGAAGAATTTGTGAATAAATACCCAAATTTGAAGCAAATTAGCTATGATGATTTTTTTAATATGAAAACCATAAATATTAATAATATAGGCATTCCAATGCCAAATAAAGAATTTATTAAAATTCGGGATTATAGATATGATGTTTGTAATAAAGGACAGTCTTCTGGATTAGATCTCAATAAATATGTAAAAAAATGTATTGACAATATAGGATCAAGTAATATTACAAATATATGTGATATAGGTTGTGGTATGGGAGAACATTCTAAATTACTATTATCACAATATCCCAATTTTAAATTTACAGGAATAGATTGGTCCCAACTAACAATTAATTATTTGAACAATAATACATCATTTTTTCATGAAATTATACATTGTAAATCTAGCAACCTACCTTTTAATAACAAACAGTTTTCGGTAGCATTATGTATGGAAAATTTAGAACATCTATATACGAATGACTGTATAGATGCGTTTAAAGAACTAAAACGAATATCCGATTATGTTATAATAACTATCCCTCGTCCTGAATATATTGTTAATCGTCATTGGCTTAATAAGGAAATAGCAGAAGCGTCAAATGATAAGATTCCAATATTATTTAAAGATTATATTGCTTTGGAATCGTGTGTTCACAAAACAGGATATTATGAAAGTTCATTAATACGCGCTGGGTTTAAAAAATGTGATATAGAACATCCATATAATGGAATATATTCCTGTAAATCTAACGATTTAGATATTTCTAAAATACGATATACAGGAATTGATAGCAACGATTTATTACAAACTAGCAACTACAAAGAAAAATACCTCGATTTATTACATAAAAGTTTAAATTTAAAATTTATTCAAACTCAACCAAAAATAATAGATTGTTTTATATTTTACAATGAATTAGATATGCTTACATATCGACTGAATATTTTGAATGATGTTGTTGATTATTTTGTATTAGTGGAAGCAACCCACTCATTTGTAGGTAAAGAAAAATCACTATTTTATCAAGAAAATAAACAATTATTTCAAAAATTCAATCACAAAATTATACATGTAATTATTGATGATTTTCCACATAAATATCCCAATATCAATTTTGAAAAAAAAGAACAATGGAATAATGAAAAATTTCAACGAAATTGTATTTCACGAGGAATAGATAAATTAGAACTTAACAATGATGACCTTATTATAATTGCCGATGTTGATGAAATACCAAAAATAGAACTATTAGAAAATATTAAATATAATGAAATGAAAATTAATGAAGTAAAAGCATTACAAATGGATTTTTATTATTACAATTTACATTCAAAATTAGATCATTATACTGATGTAGTACGTATGTTACCATATAATCTATATAAAAATATCAATATGACTATAGATGATTTAAGATTTAAATATCAGAAAAAATTTATAAATAATGCTGGTTGGCATTTAAGTTATTTTGGAGATGAAAATTTTATTAAAAATAAGATTGAAAATTTTGCTCATCAAGAATTAAATCTTGATTTATTTACAAATCAAGAAAAAATACAACAACGTATAAAAAATACACAGGATTTGTTTGATAGACCTACAAAATTAATAAATATACTAATTGAAGACAATGATAATTTACCACCCGCTTATGACAAATATTTAACAAAATATTATACAAATAATAAAAATGAAAACTAAAAATAATTAATAATTAACATCTAAAATAATTACAATGAATACCATAAATTATAATTATTTTATTTTAGATAACTATCTAGTTAGATATTACCATTATCTCTCTGTCGAGAAGAAGAATACTTGAAATAGTCGTCCATTCTCTTTGTTGGTTCCAAAGTAATCCATGCTTGCATGATATTGCTTTGAATTGAACAGAACAAGACGATTAAATACATTGCCCACTTTGTCAACCAGTTCCCATCTGTTGTAATCTTGTGAATTTTCATCTAATATTTTCTTGTTTCCTCGCGCTTCCGCTTCATCTACTGTTCTCGTTCCATCTTTAAAGCGGAATATGCCTGTACCCGAATTGACGGGTGCGTTGGGTGTCAAATAGAGAACGCCAGCCCAATTATTCCACCCATCATTGTGTATCCATGTTCGATCACGACTGGTTGTATATTGAAATGCTCCATTGTATGTATCTTCGTTATTTTTACTATTGGTTGATCCATTGATTGGTCCATTGGTTGATCCATTGGTTGATCCATCATTACCAGTCGACGAAGGCATTGGCCAATCCACGATTTTTCCAGCAAAATGCTGAATATATCCTTGAATCATCTCCTTCAGATGGTTATTCGCTCTTGAAGTTGTTCTTTGACCCGGATAATTTCCTCGAACCTTGAATTCTTGTGTCAATATGTAATCTCGTGTTTCTTTCGCATTTGTGTAAAAATTGTCTATTATCATGAGATTGCAATATATTGGTTTTGGTTTGTCAAAATACTCTTTAGCTTTGATTACTTGTTCATGAAATTTTTGATGTGCCGGATTTACTTGGTTTATCGGGTTTAATAGTTTTTCTTTCAATTCTTCTTTCACTTTTGCGTCAGTCATCAATGTAAAATCGATATTCTGTGTTATAATGGGGATATGCATTTTGTCCCCTTTGGCATAATTACAATATTTGGGCACATCAATAGAATATTCATATGATTTTTGCTCTAGACCAGTGATATTATATTCAGTATGTCCCGTAGAATAACAACATATTTGTGTACCCATCTTTGTGTGATTATTTGTCAGCATTTGATATAAAAACTTGTTAAAACGATTCACGGATTCGTGCGTGATAGAGCCATTATAATCGTCAAAAAACACACTATCAAATATACCGCCTTCGCTCAAAACATCCTCCCATCGACCTTTAATCATGTTTACTTTTAAATCGGGACGCTTTTTATTCATTTCCTCTTTGAATAATTCAAACTTGGTCCACACTTCCGGACAACATTCGACGACCGTATAATGCGATACATTTTCATAAGAACACAACTTGGTGGCCGAGTAACCTAGGCCAAATCCGATTTCTAATACTGACCCACGAGGATCTAAATATTCGATACATTTTTCCATATAGGGTTTCTCCCACGCCATCATCACTTGATGTTGACCGGTTTCGTCTTGTAATATTTCATTTCCACAAATATCAGTTGTATACTCTAACTTCATTCTTACTCTTAATGTTGTGTTGATTTTATATTATTTATGAATGATTTATTAAATAATATAATATAGTTTTTATGGTAGAGTTGGCAAAACAAGTTCGTTTGGTATCTTATTTGGATCAGGCATCCATTCAGTTGCCTCGGATTCCCCTCTACTCGTTACAAGATTATTTACATTTATAGTCGGATATTTATATGATTCTATTCGATTATAACTATAACTATTAGGTACTGGATTGAAGTATAAACCAATCACTGAACCAAATTCAGATGCTTCCCATGTAGAATCATCTTGAGAAGTAAACTTTACAAAGAGATTAAAATCGTCGTATTCTGTATCGAATGTTTTAACCGCCTCTGTATAAGTTGGATTAGCCGAATCTTTTGGCGTGAAAGTAAATGTATTTGGGTCATATTGAAATAAATCAAATACCTTTACATCATGAGTTCCATTTATAGTCTCATTAGAATAATACCCTATAAATGGATTTCCTGATATATTTACACTTGAAATATCTGGTGGACTACCATTTGATGTATATATATTTAAGCTCACATCTATATTCTTACCGATAGCATGTGTAATTGTTTCACCACTAATACCCATTATTTGATTATGAAATCGTATATAAGAGATGTCTGTTGTCGTATGATATATACTAGAGTTCGAATTTAATGGAGTATAGTTTTCATCATATCTGTATATAATACTCGTATTACCCGAAATGTCTTTTAATAATGTTGTAAATGTCTTGCTATCAAAATAATGACCCATTTATATACTATATTACTATAAATTTATCTATTGTTGAAAAATATTATTATAAACTAGTATTGTTACTATAAACTAATGTCATAAATTACACCGAAAAAACCTACTTTACCATCTTCATATGCTGAATTTAAGCTAAAATCTAGTATATTATTTTCAAAAGTGTAATATTTGTATGTATAATATAAGTTTGGCGGTGGATAGAAATCTCGAGGCACATCTGCATAAGAAATATCATAAATAAACTTCACGCCACTAATATCTGTTACTAGTCCATTATTTGAAATATCTGTCAACTGAGTTGCTAGGATAGTCTTTCTAGCATTTTCGCTTAATAACGAATTACTTGCCCCCCACCTTACAGATGTAAGTCTATTTATATTTTCAACATATTGTCTAAATGAGTGCCCTCCGTCTGCTTTCAATTCATCATACATACCGTTCCAAGGTATTGTTTTGGCAATTGTATATTGAGGTAAAATAGTTTTGCTTTTATTAATTAATTCCCAGTTAAAATTTAAGTCTGCTAATGTTTGATCGGATGTGTATGGTAAATTAGAAATTATTCCAAACATTGTATACATATCACCACCTGGCTTATAAGCATTTTTACTACTATCAAATATCTCATAAATTTGACCAGACAAGACTATTTGATAATAGTTATAATCATATATAATGTCTGTAAAGTCGAACTCAGGAAAATAAACACTGGTCTGTGTAATACTATAAATAAATTCTACTCCGCTTAAATCAGCAATAGGTTGGCTTGCTTGATTATTGCTTAAATCAACTAATATATTATAACCATCTGTATTATTTAATTGAGTTGTTGGAGTAAAATACCAGTTATTATATTTACTTTTGTTTGCGCTAATATACAATTCACTTAAGTACCCCATCCGACTGGCAATCGGTATAGTTTTACATATTGTATTGCTCGTATATAATGATGATGGGACTTTCTGCCAATTATAATTTAAGGTGGCTAATACATAATCACTGCCATATAAGTCTCTATACATGTTTGATATTATTATATTAGCAATACCTAATTCTGTAGTCAAATCGGCAATTTTTGTATTAGCACTGGCTAAATCTGCTACCATACCATTCTTACTTAAGTCTAATAGTTTTATCGCTCCAACACACATGGGAACTAATTTTGACATATCTAATTGTTGGTATACTGGGTTACCATTAGCATCTACATCATCTTCATTACCAGTTACTGCGGGTGGATATACTTTACGAACATTTCCTGCATCAAACCCTTGGTAATAAGAAGGATATTGAGTTAAACCATTAATATCTGGCAATGACCAATATGGATTGGTCCAAGTTAGAAATCCATCTATAACATAATTAAAAGAAGGATTATTTGTAACAGTCTTAAATTCATATATAATTGGTTCTAAAGCATTTACTGATGCTAACCAGTTGGCACGGGGTAGAGCCTTTTCGCTTTTCTCTTCTCCATTAACACCACCCCATTGCGACATATACTTTCCTATACCATCTGACGCCTCGGATATTGTTACGGTTGATCCCCCAGCCGTCTCTTTTTGTTCTGTCAATGTCTGAATCCGGGCATCACTCAATGTATTATATAAAACCTGGGTAGTATTACCGGTTATTGATCCCGATATTAAGTTGTTATTGCTTGGGTCTCCTGGAAGATATGACATATAGCACCTATTATTTCCAGTATCAATCGTAGCCGAATTTTTATGTTTCAAATTAATATTCGCAACACTATTTCTAGATAAATCACTATCACTAAATACATTTATCACACCTTTATTTCCATTTGTTGTAAATTCTTCTGTTCCCGTCTCGATATTTTTAACACGCAATGTATTGCTTGAAATATCTAAAGTCCCATCGGATACACTTAATCCATCTTGCGATCGTGTGTTCAGTTCTTGTATTGAACCAACCATCATAGGAATTAGTTTGGTAACATCCAATTGTTGATACACACCACTACCATCTGGTCCTATTTCTCCGCTTATACCTGTAACTGCTGGGGGATAAACCTCTTGGACTTCTCCAGCAATAAATCCTTGATAATTCACGCTAATATTATCACCAGCTGTTGTTTTTTTATATGTAAATTTTTCATTACCAGATCCAACTACACCAGAATTATATTCGAATATACATGGTTTTAATTGGTTAACTGCACTTAACCATGTATTGAATGAAATATCGTTTCCTATACTATATTTTTCAGATGAGCCATTGTTAACACTACCAATACTCTTAATATTGGTTTTCAATCTCAAATCACTTGTAGTATTATAAGAAACTTGGGCAGGATTTCCGGTGATTGAACCAGCTATAAAATTTGGATTATTTACCATTGCGTTAAATGAACAATATCGTCTATTATTACCACCCTGTATGGCGTGTCTGAAGTTAACACAAGATACATTACTATTTGAAGAATCGCTATATACATTTATAATTCCTTTTTCTCCATTTGTTGTAAAATTTTGTGTGCCAACTTCTATGTTTTTCACTAGTAAAAAATTGCCACTCATATCTATATTTCCGCTTCCATCTACATATGGTTGTTCTGATAACCCATTTAATGATTTAATACCAATTAAGGTAGGTGTCTCTGGTTTTAATACTAATTTAAATCGGTTGGTTGACATGGTATATACTATGCTACTAAACTATTTTATTTATTAAATTCTCAATTCTAATAAATAAATAAATAAATAAATAAATAAATAAATAAATAAATAATATATTTACATTGTTGAACATGAGACCATTGAATAATATTTAAAATAATGAAAAATACAGAGTTCCTTCAATTAACAATTGAGGTGGTGGATTACCACCAGGTGGTCCGGCTGGATCTTCTACAAAGATTCCAATATAATCGCCAGGGGCTAGTTGTATTGGACTTGAGCCTGGAAAAAATGAAAGCTCGAGAGAACCAAATGATCCTGCTAAAGCTGTTCCAATTCGTGCTCGACTAAATCCCGTTGTTGTTCCATAATTAGCCATAATTACATCATAATTTAGACCACTATTGTTTTGATAATTCACTGCTCCCGCAAGCAATTCACCGTTTACACCTGCACTACTTCCAGGCATAAACTCTCCATAAGTAGCACCACGGGCTCTGGATGGGACAGCATTAATATACCTTCCTGTAATGTTATAATATGCACCAGCTCCATGAGGTAAAACTGGCCATCCAAATGCTCCTACTGCTTGATTTATATCTACATCAAATGAAGGCGGTAATGGTGCTACTACACCTCCAAACCATGTATCATTTAAATCAGTAAAGAATGATACTGATGCGTTTGAATAAGATGCACCTTGAAGACCTTGGGCTCCCGTATCACCCTGTGCTCCTGTGTCTCCTTGAGCTCCAGTATCTCCTTGAGCTCCAGTATCTCCTTGAGCTCCAGTATCTCCTTGAGCTCCAGTATCTCCTTGCGCTCCAGTATCACCTTGTGCACCTATAACTCCTTGGGCACCTGTGTCTCCCTGTGCTCCCGTGTCTCCTTGGGCTCCAGTATCTCCTTGTGCTCCCGTATCTCCTTGTGCACCCGTATCTCCTTGTGCACCCGTATCACCTTGAGCACCAATTACTCCCTGAGCTCCCTGTTCTCCTTGAGCACCTTGTTCGCCCTGAGCTCCTTGTTCTCCCTGAGCACCAATAACACCTTGAGCACCTTGTTCGCCCTGAGCTCCTTGTTCTCCCTGAGCACCAATAACACCTTGAGCACCAATTACTCCCTGAGCTCCCTGTTCGCCCTGAGCACCCGTATCTCCTTGTGCTCCCGTATCTCCTTGTGCTCCCGTATCTCCTTGTGCTCCCGTATCTCCTTGTGCTCCCGTATCTCCTTGTGCTCCCGTATCTCCTTGTGCTCCCGTATCTCCTTGTGCTCCCGTA